CGCGGAAGACAAAAAGCAGAACATGCTTGAAGGTCGGGCGGAAGTCTATTACCGTATCGTAGAGCATACGCGTCTGTCTCACGATACGCTTTTCCTCAAATATACAGACGCCAGAACCAAGATGGAGATAAAGTAATGTTTGTTCGCAATACGGGCCGTCTATTCGCCCCGGAGGGGCCGGGCACTGGCGGCACACCGCCCGCTCCCGCGCCAGCACCGGGCGGGACAGACGCACACCCCGTTACGGCGCCGTGGGCGGGTGTGACGGAAGGCGCGTGGAAGATCGGTGAGGGCGACAAGGCCCAAGAATGGTGGAATACCATTCCCGAACCGGAAGCGCGGGAACACGTCAAGGCCAAGGGGTACAAGAACCCCGCCGAACTGGCGCTGGCGAACTACAGCCTGACGAAGATGCAGCGCGGCTCGACGGACGTACTGTCCATCCCCGGCAAGGACGCGGGCGAAGACGCGTGGAACGACTTTTATACGAAGGTCGGTCGTCCGGCGACGAAGGACGATTACGCCTTGACGTTTGGCGAAGGCGTAAAGACCGATCCGAAAATGATCGAGTTCGGAAAGGAAATCTTCTACGAACTCGGCGCGCGACCGGAACAGGCGCAGAAAGCCGCGAACAAGTGGAACGAGTTCGTTGCGGCGCAGACGCAAGCGAGCGTCGAAGCGGAACAGGCGAAGAATACGCAAGCGCTACAGGCCCTTGAACAGGAATGGGGGCCGCAGCTTAACGAACACCGTGCCGCAGGACAGCGCGTCATGGAAGCGTTAAAGCTGGACGAAGCGACCATGAACGAAATCCAGGGCGCTATCGGCGCTGCGCCGCTCGTCAAACTGCTGGCCATGATCGGCAAGAAATCCGGCGAGGGTACGCTTGTGGGCGGACAGGGCGGCGGCGACCCGAACGATCCGGCCAGTATGTCGAAGGACCAGGCGAACGCCAAGATCGCTACGCTTAACGCCGACATGGATTTCCAGAAGAAGTACACGGACAAAAACCACCCCGAACACAAAGAGGCCGTGGACCTTATGGCGAAGCTTTACGCGCGCTCTTGACGCGTACGACTTTGCGTCGTAATGGAGGGGTAGCCGAGTGTTCGGCTACCCTTTTTCCTTTCTGAGGGCCGCTAAGAGCGCACACCCCTCGCTCCCGTCCGAACAGCGGTAACAACCGGCAAACCAAGGGGTTATCCAATGGCCGAAACTCTCGCGTCTTACAGCGTTCCCGAACATCATGTGAAGATGTACACGGCGAACATTCGTCAGTCTCTCAACAAAAAGGGCGGCTTGCTCATGGGCGCGGTATCCCAGGGCAACTACTCGGGCGAAAAGTCCCAGGTCGTCAACTTCATCGGTCCCGTCGAGTTCATCGAACGTAGCACCGTATACGGTGATACGAAGCTGACCGAGCTTGAACATACGTCCCGCTGGATCAGCGGCGCCGAGTACGACTGCGCCGTGCTTGTGGATCGTCTCGACACGCTCAAGATGATCTACGATCCGACTTCGCCGTACGTCGAACGCTTCCGCGAGGCGGCTGCGCGTCGCATGGACGAAATCATCATGTCGAAATTCTTCGCGACCGCGAAGACCGGCGTAGATGGTACGACAAACGTAGCCTTCCCGAACCGCGATATCGTGGTTCACGGCGGTACGCGTATGTCCGTCGCCAAGCTGCGCGCGCTGCGCAAGCTCATCAAGAAGCGTCACGTCGATTTGCGTACGGTGCGCCCGTACATCGCCGTCACGTCCGAACAGGTGGACGATCTTCTCGGCGAAGTCGCCGTTACGTCGTCGGACTACAACGCGATCAAGCCGCTTGTGGAAGGCGAAGTCTCGCAGTTCATGGGCTTCAACTTCATCCCGTACGAGGACAACGGCAGCAGCGCAGACGGCAAGGGCATTCCGACGCAGACGGTTGCGGGACCGGCGACGATCCGCAATCTTCCGGTGTGGGTGCCGGACGGCATGCACTTCGGCGCGTGGGCCGGGCTGGAAATCATCATCAACAACCGGCCCGACAAGAACAACATCAAGCAAATTCATGGTACGTTCACCGCTGGTGCGACGCGCCTTGAAGAAGGCAAGGTGTTTCAGCTACAGGTTGTCGAGACGGGTACCCCGTCGTAATCGGCAGCTTGGACTAAACGCGGCGACGCTTCCCGTCGCCGCGTACATCAACGCCGAATGGAGGCGACTACATGGCTACCCAACTCTCCGTACAGCTTACCGAAGGTTTTCGACGGTATCCCATCGATGACCACGGCAAGCTGCGTTTTCAGTACGCGAACGTTCCGGCACTTGCCGTCGCGTACGCGGCAAACGACCAGATCGAGCTTTTCAAGCTCCCTCCGGGCCGCGTCCGCATTCTGCCGCATCTGTCGCGCATTAGCACGTCAGCTTGGGGCGCTTCGCGTACGATCGATATCGGCCACCGCGCGTATTCGAAAAACCCGCCGGATGCTGATCTAGAGGCGGAAGACGGCGACGCGTTCATTGACGGCATGGACGTTTCCGCCGCTGTCAATGCGGCGGTATGGTCTACCGCGTTGAAATTCGACATGTACTCGCGCACCGAAACCGTCGTGTTTGCGACGATCCTCGGCGGCACGATGCCGGTGGCGGGTACGCTCGCCGTACTCTGCGCATACCTGTACGAATAAGCATACGAAACGCGGGGCGGCGATATGTACACCGATCTAGAGATTTGCAATCTCGGGCTAGGTAAAATATCGTCGTCCCGCGTTTCCGTAATCGCGCCGCCCCGCTCACCGCTGGAAGTATACGTGTCTGCGGGATACCCCGTATGGCGGCGTACCGAACTCACTAAGCGTAGGTGGGTGTTCGCGCTAGTTGACGATTACATAATGACGCTTTCCGGTACTGCCACGGCGGATACCGTCGATAGTAAGCCGTACAAGTTTGACCTTCCTTCCGATTGTCTGCGCCCCGTGAGGCTACGTCGCACGGAATGGAAGCAGCGCGGCAGAGCGCTGTATAGCGCGTACGACGCCTTAACGATACAGTACATACGGAACGTTGACGAAACCGAGTTCGATCCGCTTTTTGTTGACGTACTCTCAAATCGCATCGCCGTGGAATGCTGCGAGTTTGTCACGCAGTCAAACACGAAGAAAGAGAGCGCGAGGCAAGGATACTTGGAGGCGGTCACAGAGGCGAAGAAGCTTAACGCTTTCGTCATAGGGCCGGAAGACATAGGCGCGGATGACGAAGACTTTTCCTTTCTGACAGCGCGGTATACGTAACATGGCCAAAGTTTCGCCTATGGTGCGTTCGTTTAACGCGGGCGTGTTTTCGGAACTTATGGAGGCGCGAACCGATTTGGATCGGTATCCCGCGTCTATGCGACGTATGGTCAACATGATTGCAGCGCCGCAAGGCCCTGCGATAGGCCGATCAGGTACGATGTTCGTGGTTCCGGTAGCGAACCATGCCGAAGAAAGCGTACTTGTGCCGTTCGTGTTTTCAGACGAGCAAGCGAAGCTTTTGGAGTTCGCGGTAGACCGTATACGTTTCGTAGACGAAGACGGCATACAGGTCTACGCGCCCGTAGCTTTCACCATCGTAGATACGTCTCCGTTTCAAGTCGAGAGCGCAACGTTGAACGCTGCTGTCGGCGACGACGTGGTGTTGCAAGGGTACTCTTCAACGTCGGGGCTTAACGGCGAAATAGTCCGCGTGACCGCGAAAGTGGGCGACCTGTATACGTTCACGCAGCCTGACGTACCCGTGCTTAACGTAAATGCTCAATTAGCGCTAGTGTACCATGTGTACATGGACTATACGATTGAACAGAGAAACGCACTGCGCGTAGTGCAGTCTATAGATACGGTGTACCTGCTGACAGGTTCGAAGCCGCGTAAGCTGCTGCGATACGGCGCTTACGACTGGCGGTTGGAGTACTTGAACATAGTAGACGGGCCGTATCTGCCCATCAACGAAACCGTAACAGCGATGACGGTATCCGCGACGGGGAACGCCGTTCCCAACATGACGGACGACACAACGCCTTCCGGCACATGTTCCGGTTCGGGAAATCACCCTGGCCTATCGCAGCCCGGCGACGATGGCGCGAGTGATCCAGTTACCAACCGCAGGATATACAACGCGCTCCCCGCGAGCGAGTTCTACTATGCGTTTAGCGCGAACAAAGAAGAGTATTGGGCGTCGGATACCCGGCAGAAAGGCATAATCGAGTACACGCCCGCGACGCCGTTTATAGCGGATGGATACGTCATATACGCGGCCAAGGCTAACGAAGATATCGAGTATTTGGCGAAGGATTACGCACCGGGAACGTGGACTTTCGAAGGATGGAACGGCAGTACGTGGACCATACTCGACGAGAGAATAGACTATCTCGCGTATGATAACGCAAAGAGCGTGTTTTTCCGACTGCCTAGCAACACGGTTGCGTACTCTAAGTACCGCCTTAACGTCACAAAGCTTGTGCGTAACGGGCTGATCGAAGTGCGTATACAGCGGCTAGTTATAAGCAGCGCGGCAGCGAGGACGGTCACGCTTACGGCGACGCATACGACAAACATCAATCGTAACGAAGGTTTCAAAACGACCGACGTAGGCAGGTTGGTGCGGCTTAAAGGGTCGGACAATACGTGGCGGTCGGCGGAAATTACGGCGGTCACAAACGACAAGGTAGCGAGTATCCTACTGAAAGACGAGCCGTTCCTAGACCTGAATACGATACGGGATTGGCGGCTCGGCTATTGGTCGGATACAACCGGCTGGCCAACGTGCGGTGATTTCTTTGAGGACAGATTTGTCCTAGCGGGGTCGGTGGAATACCCCGACATGTTCGCGTTTTCCGTGACGGGCTTTTACGAAACGTTTAGTCAGACCGATCCGCTTGGCGTCGTACAGGACGACAGCGCCGTCGTGTCCAGGCTCAATTCGCGGAAGCTGTCGAGCATACGTTGGCTGGCCTCTGACGAGAAAGGGCTACTGATCGGAACCGGATCACAGGAGTATTTGCTGTCTTCGGTGAAAGGCGACGTGGAAGTTCTTACGCCTCGGAACATCAAAGCCCGTAGCTCTACGTCACGCGGGAGCGCGAACGTCGAGCCTGTCAAGATCGATAGGCAGGTACTTTATGTACAACGGTCGGGCAGAACGCTGCGCGAAATGGCGTTCGTGTACGAAGCGGACGGATACAAGTCGCCAAGTATGTCCCAACTGGCCAGCCATCTAGGTGTGAAACGATTTGTGGAATTGGAATACGCCGCCGAACCGCACGGCATCGTGTGGGTGCGCAGAGAAGACGGGAGTATAGTCGGTATGACGTACAACCGTGACGAAAACGTCATCGGTTGGCACACTCACGATTTCGCGGGCGGTGTAGTCGAGAGCATCGCCGTTGTTCCGGCAGCCGATCGGCTACAAGATACGTTATGGTTGGTCATTCGCCGTACGATAAGGGGAAACGTACGCAGGTACATCGAGCGGTTGACGCGGTTTTGGGATTTTGACATGGGTATCGATACTGCGCATTATGTTGATTGCGCGTTGAGATACATGGGCGATCCGGCGTTGACGCTGTACGGGCTTTGGCATCTGGAAGAACAAGTAGTATACGGGCTGGCGGACGGAAAGCCGGTTGGGCCGCATACGGTTACGAACGGTTCGATAACGCTCGACTTCGAAGCGAGTAACGTTGTGGTGGGGTTGGGTTACGATAGCGAGGGCGAAACGTCCAGGCTGGATAACGGCGCAGAAGACGGAACGGCCATAGGCAAGGTTGGACGCATCCATAACGTAAGCGCGCTTATGTGGGCGTCGGCGGGTGGACAGGTAGGTACGTGGGACGATCAAGTGATTGACCCGGAAACG